GCACGTTTAAAGCTCTTATTAAGCTTGTAGACAACAATACCATATCGGCAAGTAGTAAGGAGCTTACAGACGGTCTAGGAGGCGGTTTGGGTCTTCATATTGACTCTTCTGGTAATATGCACTTAGAGGGTGATATTACAGCTGACGGTCTTATTGATATTAGAGACAAGGTTGACGTAGTACAAAGTGGCACAACTGTAGATATTGATTTCTCAGAGCCAGTTTACAATTACCACGCTGACGTCTCTGGAACTTGGGCTTTTACTTTCTCTAACTTAACTGGACAAGAAGGTAAAGCTGGTAATATCGTTATAAATAATACAGCAGCTACAAGTCCATCTTCTTTGCCTACAGCAGCTAAGACTCCTCTAGGACTATCTATCGACTGGGTAACTACAAGTGGGGCTGTTTCAATTATTTCTTATTACGTATATTCTTCTACACAGGTTTTCATTAACTACGTAGGAGACTTTAAATAACAGATGAGGTTAATAGGGTTCGCACATATCAACGTATGGGACGTTGCTACGACGTTTACAACAAACACAAACGTAGCAGTGCAGACGCTACGCAATACTAACGTATACGGTGCAACCTATTGGAGTACTACTCTTGGAACTAATAGAAGTACGTCTCATAGCACCGATACTTACTGGGCTACTCAAACATCTAGCGGAACTTCTAAAACAACTTTCTGGAATACCTCACAAGGTACTTCTAAAACCACTGCTACATACTGGGATACTATAAGACAAACTCTTACAGCTCAAAACACAAACGGAAACCTAATCACAAACTACGCTACATTCTGGGATACTACAGAGTCTAGAAGTACTAACCAAGACACTACAGTAGAAACTTCTACAGCTACAAGTAGAGCTACGGATACATTCTGGAATACTTCAACTAGTAGAAATACTAGCTATGATACATTCTGGCAAACATCACAAGGTACTACTCGTTCTACAGCTACGTATTGGGATACCTTAAGAAATACTCAGTACGGTAGAGTTACAAATGGAAATTTAATTACAAATTACGATACTTACTGGGACGCAGAAACCTCTAGAGTTACCAGCAAGCTTACAGCTACACAAACTTCTCGAGGAACAAACAGAGACACCAATGTAGAAACATCACAAGGGACAAACAAAAGCACTACGACTTACTGGAATACTTTAAGAGCTACGCAGACTAGTAGAGGTACTAGCGGAAACTTAAATACCATCTATAATACTTTCTGGGATACTGAGAAGTCTAGAAGTACTACGACAACTTACCAGACAAATTACCAATCGTTGAGGTCTACGGTAACTAGTTATAATACATACTGGGCTACACAAACGTCTAGGGGCACTTCTAAGAGCACTAATACTTATTGGGCTACACAAACCAGTAGAGGAACTTCTAAGAGCACTACAACTGCTTATAATACCTACTGGGATACCAACACAAGTAGAGGTACGTCTAAGAACACTCAGACATCGAAAGGTACTTCAAAATCTACAAATACATTCTGGAACACTACTACATCGTATACGACTTACTGGAATACTGGGTACTTAACCTACTGGAATACTACTGCATCTTATTCTAAGAGCTGTGTAACTAGTACCACGGCAGCTAACGTATGTTATGCTGTAGCTAACTATACAGTATGGAGTACTAACTCAGTAACACCTTTTTACACTAACCCAATTTACACCACGTCAGCATTAACTACTAAAGCTATTACTGGGTGGTATAACACACCAAGCAACGGAGGTATTGTCAAGCGTTGGGACAACCCTACTGGGACTTGGCAACCATTCACATATAATTGCGACGGAGGAGGAGGACTATAAGATATGCCACAAACTAGCAGAGCTACAGTTGTAGAAACATCACAAGGAACAAGTAGGTCGACTGGAACTTCTAGGTCGACTACAACCTCATACACTACTTACTGGAATACAACCACGTCTTATAATACGTATTGGGGTACTCAGACTTCTAGAGGGACTTCTAGGTCTACGACTACATCTTATACTACCTATTGGAATACCAACACCAGCAGAAGTACAACTACTTCTTATACTTCATACTGGAACACAAACACATCTAGGGGTACTAGTAAGAACACAAACACCCTAGTAGATACATATCACGATACTAGTAGGAGTACTAACACTTTCTGGGATGAGGCTACCAGCCGTACTACAGTTAGGTCGACATTCAAAAACTACGACACTTATTGGAATACAAATACCAATGTAAATACCTCTAGGAGTACAACGACTAACTATACTACATTCTGGGATACGACTAAAAATACTGCGTTCGATACTTACTGGAATACAAATACTACTACGTCTTTCAGTACGTTTTGGGATACTCAAAAAAGCAGAGCTACCAGCAAGTCTACATATTACGCACAGTATAATACATTCTGGAATTTAGATACTACAGTTTCTACAACTAGAAATACAACTACAGCGTACACTTCTTACTTCAACACAGTGAGGAATACGTCTAATGATACATACTGGGATACTCAGACTAGCAGAAGTACAACTACTACCTTTAATACTTACTGGGATACAATTAGAAACACATCGTTTGATACGTTCTACCAAACCCAAACAACTAGGGATACTAGCAAGTCTACCTACTACGCTAACTATGCTACTTTCTGGAATACTGACACGGTAGTTAATACAACTAGAGGTACGCTTACAGCTTACGATACATACTGGCTTACTAGTCAAGTTACCAATTATGATACTTTCTGGGGTACTAATACGTCAAGAAGTACAACTACGCAGTATACAACTTTCTGGGATACTGTTTTTAATACACAGAGACTTACGTTGCAGACAAGCTATAACACTTACTGGAACACTCTTTATAATACGAATATACAAACAACAATAATAACCCAAAAAAGCTTTTACATAGGCTACCCGTAAAATGAGTAAAGTAGTAAAAAACCACCGCAAAGGCGATATGTTTAATGACCGAGTTAGGGACGAGCGTATAGGACATTTAAGAAAGACTGAATTTGTACACGAGCTACAACAAGTAGAGGATTACTTTCTACACTCAGCTGAGAAGCACGGAATAAACACTAGCTACGACGTAGTAGCAGACGAAGCTCTACATTTCGAGACGTTAAGCTATACTGAGTGGGGTGGTAACTTCCTAGTATCACCTTTACAGTACGAAGTAAGAGTAGACTGTATTAAGGAGTCTCAGTTTTCACCAGAGCCAACTCAAGACTGGGTAGGCTACTATAAGCAAGTCTTAGAGGATAAGAACGCTAATAAATATACTGACAGGAAAGAGCCTAGACACGAGCCTAGAGAAAACGTAGTTATTTTAGTAGGTACTAATAAACTTAAGAGCTCTATAGATATTGAGAAGCTACAGTGGTTAGCTAGACAAAACGATGGGAAAATCTGGTTTAAGCCTCACCCTCTAACTACTTGGGAGTATATAGGATTTTTACAAGATAAGCTGGGCTGGGATAACGTACTGGAGCGAGACGAGGATATGTACTTTTATCTAGAGAACGCTAAGAAGGTATACTCTACTCACTTCTCAGAGTCTCTACTTTATGCTAGTGTACTAGGGAAACAAACAGAGCCAGTAGATATTTACCGTATGCGTATGCAAGGAGGCTTTTATCATTTAAATAACTTTCTGTTCAAGAATCAATTTAATGAGGATTATGAGCAGCAAATTAACAGAGTGTTAAGTTGTTCACGCAGTGGAGTATTTAACCCTCGTATAGACCCTAACTGGAAGTCAAAAATGGATATGTACTTCGAGTACATTATGGACGTCAGAAACCGCTATAATAGATGGTACAAACCACATAAATTAAAGAATAAGAAATGACCGCAAAAGAGAAGAGTCAACTAGATGAGCTTAGAGACGAGCTTGTAGACCTAAAGACTACTATGGACAAAATTGTAATGTACCTAGTAGACGACAAGAACTCTAACAGTAAAGGAGTTGTATCTAGGGTAAACGAGCTAGAAGAGAAGATAGAGCGTATTCACAGCTTTACAGTCACTGCTAAGTGGATTATAGGAGGTCTAGCTATCCCTATCGTTATAGAAGTAGTTAGATGGGCTCTAGACTCAGTAGACAAATTAAAAGCTTATGGACTTATCTAAAAACTTTAAACTAGAAGAGTTTGCTTGTAAAGATGGCGTACCAGTGCCAGTAGTGTATTGGGAAAACGTACAGCTATTAGCTGACAGCTTACAAGTACTTAGAGACTCCTTTAACAAACCTATAAGAATTAACTCTGCATATAGACACGTAGATTACAACCGTGCTATAGGTGGCTCAGAGAAGTCTAGGCATTTGACAGCTGAGGCTGCTGATATTGTTATTGACGGAGTTCGTCCAGAGGATATATACGCTAGAATAGAAAGACTAATAGAAACTGGCAAGATGACTGAGGGCGGTATGGGACTATACGATACATTCGTGCACTATGACGTCAGAGGATTTAAAGCTAGATGGAACTATAAAACTAAGATATGAAAGACAAGAAACCTTTTAAAGAAACTAGAGTAGGATTATTCCTAGAAAGAATAGCTAAGGGAAAGCTAGCTAAGTCTCTACCAGAGTTAGTAACTGGAGACGTGCTTGGGTTTGTTAAAGGACTGTTAAAGGACTCAGACGAATTGACAGAGGCACAAAGAAACTATGCTCTAAAACTAATTGAGTTAGATATAGAGGATATGAAAGGGGTAACTGGTAGATGGCAAGCGGATATGAGCTCAGACTCTTGGTTATCTAAAAACGTAAGACCTCTTATGTTAATTTTCTTAACAGTATTTATGGCTATAGCTATGATACTAGACTCTTCTACGTTAGGAGTTGAAGTAGATAGTGGCTGGATTGATTTATTAAAGTCTCTACTAATGACAGCTTTCGTAGCTTATTTTGGTGGTCGAAGTTTCGAGAAAACCAAAAGACTATAGTTAGGGCGTATTCACCGTAACTTATTATAAGAGGGGGTGGGGCTTTAAGAGCCCCCCCTTAGAGGTTTATTCGGTCGACCCCACGCTTAGAGGGTCTCCCTTAAATTGCTTTAAGAGTTGGCGAAGTTACAAAAAATTTAGCAGAAATCCAAATATTTTATGTTAAAGTTTTGTTAACGAATTTTTACTGTTTTTAAAGAAACATACAAGGGGGAACTTGGGGCGACGACTGGCAGAGTTTTTTATTAGGGTTTTTTTACTCTGCCTAGCTCCTTTTTTACTATGGCAAAAGCTAAACTATCTACATTAAAAAACAAGCTCGACAAAATCTTCTCTGAATATATTAGACTGAGGGATACGGACGAGAACGGATACGGTCAATGTATTGACTGTGGACGCTCAGCACCTTACGACGAACTCGATGCTGGACATTTCGTTGGGAGAAGACACCTGTCTACTAGATGGGACGAAGAGAATGTACACGCCCAGCACAGATACTGCAACCGTTTCTTAAATGGTAGACAATACGAATACGGTCAAGCACTAGATAAGAAATACTACGAGGGCAAAGCTGACGAACTTATACAGAAGTCTCACGAAATATTTAAAGCCAATGCCCAGTATTTACAGTGGCAAATAGATATCTACAAAGAAAAAGTAGCAGAACTTAAAGCTACTAAAGGCTTCTAAACCAGACACTTACGTAATTTTAACATTTCTTTAACACTTTTTTTTGCTAAAAAGTTTGGAGGGAAAGAATGTTTGTGCTTATATTTGTACCAAACAAAAAGATAAAACAAAACATTATGAAAACTTTAGAATTTAAAAACTTAGAATTAGACAACTACACAAGAAGAGGTAAATTTAGAAACTGGGTATTATTCTTTGACGAAGTAAGCGGAGACGAGCCAGTAAGATTTTCAGTAGACTTCATAGAAGAGTGGAACTGGGACAAGCAAATATTCGAACCAGTAGCACTAGACGAGAACTCAGCAGCAACTGTTAAAATGTTCTTCAAGAATACTGAGAACGCTAACAACGTACTAGCTGGTTTCTTCTCAAGAGTAGGAGTGCAGTCTCTAATAGATACAGACTGGACAGCTTGGAAAGTAAGACAAACAGTAGATTTATTCTAATGAAGCCAATTTTTGACATAACATTTAGAGACAGTCTCCAGCATAAGACCAAAGAGCAGCTGGAGGTTCTACTCAACGAGCTACACGGCAAAGCTGGTAGAACGGCTGAGGTAATGCGTAAGCAGACAAATCAAGAAATCAATAAAAGAATCTACAGATTATGAAGCTAATCACAGAAGCTGGAACTTACGAAGCAGATACGTTTTGGCAAATTATTATCGAAGTGTTAAAGCATAGATTTTGGCACTTACGGAAACACGGAAAATGGATAGATTAAAATAGAAATTATGAAACCTTATTTTGAGACCCTAAGCCTTAACGAAGTTATAGAAATGTATCAGACAGAGGCTATTTCAGCAAAATGTTTTAACAAGATAGCAGACCGTATCTGTGACCTAGACTGGACGCAGTACGACCTAGTAGACCTAAACACCTTTATAGGAGTTATAATCGGAGACGACGTTTACCACGTTAATAAATTTTTAACATAATAAATTTGCATACGTCAATTATTTTTCGTATGTTCGCAGCCAAATAATTAACCCTTAATCCCTAATTATGATTGATTTAGTTATCAAAATGCAGTCAGAGTTAAAAGCTCCTAAGAGCCAATACAACTCTTTCGGTAAGTACAACTATCGCTCGTTAGAGGACATTCAAGAAGCAGTTAAGCCGTTAGCTTATAAGTACGGTTTGCTACTTTCTATGACCGACGAAGTGATTGAACTAGGAGGCGAGCTTTTTATCGAAGCTACAGCTGTCCTAACAAACGGAGAACAAGTAGTGCAAGCCAAAGCACAAGCTGGTATCGACGTTAACAAGAAGGGTATGGACAAGTCGCAAGCTTTCGGAGCTGCAAGTTCATACGCTCGTAAGTACGCCTTAGGTGCTATGTTCTTAATTGACGACACTAAAGACGCAGACGCAACCAACACTCACGGCAAAACTACAACCAACAAAGCCGAGTTAAAAGAAAACTCAGAGGCATACGCAAAGGTAGTAACAGCCCTAAAGTCTGGTAAGTTTACGCTCGACCAAGTAAAGTCTAAGTACGTAGTATCAAAAGACGTAGAATCTAAATTAAGTAACCTTTAAAATTAACCCCTAAATTAAATTAAAATGGCAACATTATTAACACTATCACTAAACAGAGACAAAGTACAATTCAACGAGAAAGGTTGGGCTAACATCACTATCAGTATCGACGACTCTACTAACCAGTACGGTCAAAATGCAAGCGGATGGAATCAGCAAACCAAAGAAGAGCGTGAAGCTAAAGAAGCTCGTGCTTACGTTGGAAACGGTAAGGTAGTATGGACTGACGGTAAGATTGTTGTAGCTGACAAAGTAGAGCCACAGCTTTCTACTTCTGAGCAGTCTATGGCTGGTAGAGAAACTCCAGACCTACCGTTTTAATCTACGCCCCTTTCTATTTAATTAACCTAATAAAAAAATCCTATGGCTTTAACTAACTTACGCACTTTAAGAGACAAACTACTAGACGTGAAATACAACCGTATTGAGCAGGGATTGTCTTTAGACGTGCCAGAGGTAGACGAGTATCTTAGGTTCAAGAAAGGGGCTTTTAATATTTGCGTTGGTCACGCTAACACTGGAAAGACTACAGTAATCATTTACTTGATGACAGCGTACGCTTTGAAGCATAAACTAAAGTGGCTAATCTTCTCTTCGGAGAATACAGACTACTCTATTGCACGCAAGCTTATCGAGTTTAAGACTGGTGAAGTAATCCAGAGACTGTCAGACGAACGCATAGAAGACGAGCTCAAGTGGGTTAATGAGCATTTCCGTATAATCCAAGTAGACAAAATCTACAACGCACGTACTCTTATGGATGAGGCGAAAGCGATATATAAGCACTGGGAATACGACGGATTACTTATTGACCCCTATAACTCACTAGCTAAAGATGCAGCGTTAATTCGCTCAGTAGGTTCTCACGAGTACGACTATCAGATAGCTAGCGAAATGAGACTCTTCTGTAAAGAGTTTAATGTATCTATATGGTTGAACACTCACGCAGTAACAGAAGCACTACGTAAAGTGTACGACAAAGAACACGAGTACGCTGGACTTCCTAAACCGCCAACAATGGCTGACGTTGAAGGTGGTGGCAAGTGGGGTAACCGTGCCGACGACGTAATAACTATACATCGTCTGACGCAGCACCCTACCAGATGGAATGTCTCAGAAATTCACGTTCGTAAAGTCAAAGAAACAGAGACTGGTGGAAAGCCAACCCCAATAGATGCTCCTATAGCTCTTAAAATGGAAGTAGGGAATACTAAGTTTACCGTAGCTGGTAAAGACGTTATAGAGTTCCCTCAGTTCCAATACCCCAAGATTGAACCCCCTAAAGATTTACAATTTTAATTATGATTTTAGCTATTTATTTACTTGCACTAGGCTGGGCAGCCGTAATGTGGAGAACTAACAAAGATGCACTAGTAAGATTTTCTTTCGAGAAAGCTTTATTATTCGGTTTTAGCTCATCTAAGCAAGTGTACGAGTTAGAGAATGAGGTCGACGAGCACTTCCAAGTTGCTATCGGTTTTTTAATCATCACCGTTAGCTGGACGTATGAACTCCAAGACTAATCAAGCTCTACAAATGCTGACAGCTCACCACGCTGAATTTATTAAAGCAGCTAGAGCTATCGCTGGAAATAATGCAGAAGTTCAAAACTATGCAGAGGACTTCGTACAAGACGCTTATATCAAGTTAAGCAGATACGACGACTTATACGAGAAGATTGTTAAGGATGATGGTAAAGTATCAAAAGGCTATATGTTTTTCGCTTTACGTTCTATTATAATCAACGCTATAAAGAAAAAGTCAAACTTGAAGTATTCGCACGTAGGAGACGAGTACGACTTCGAAGAGAAGTTTTTGCTAGAGGATAAAGGGATAGACCCAAACTTCCTAGCACTTAACGAACTAGAGGACAAAATGTTCGAGGTTCTTAAAAAAGGAGTTAGTTGGTTTGACTACGAGCTCTTTAGAATCTACGTTACGAGTGGTAAGTCTTTCCAGACTATCGCTAGTGAAAGTGGACTAGGAGTTCAGACTATCTACCTTTCAATTAAGAAATGTAAGCTCTGTATAGCAGACGCACTCTACGAAGATTATGTTAAATTTAATAAAGGACAATATGGAAATTAACGACAAAGTATTTCAGCTACACTCAGAGGGTTTAACCGCTGGGAAAATTGCTCAGAGTCTAAAGATTAAAAAAGCAGAGGTTCTAGATATTCTAGGAGACGCAGCTGACAAAGGACTAGGAGACAAGATTGAGAAGTTCACAGAAGCTACTGGTATCAAAGCTGTAGTAGAAGCTCTAGTCGACGACTGTGGCTGTGCTGCTCGTAAGGAGAAGCTTAATGAGCTGTTCCCTACAAGAACCTTAGCAGATTTATCTATCGAGGATAACGAGTACCTTACTAAGTTCTTCTCAGTTAAGACAACCTCTGTAGACTCTAAGACTCAGAAAGAGTTAGTAGGAGTCTATAACAGAGTATTCAATGCTAAGAGAACAGTATCTAACTGCTCACCGTGTGTAGCTAATCTAATCGCAGAATTAAAGCTAGTCTATGGCAAAGCAAATTCGTAACACCAAAGACTTAAAGTCGATGAGCCTTACACAGCTCAGAAGACTAGCAGACGTTTACGCTACTAAACTACAGTGGCTACACTCCACTGGGAAAAACACAGAAGACCCAGAAAGATATATGCAAGTGGCTGGAGAACTCTACCATATTGCGGATATCATCGAGGAGAAGGAGAAGTTAAAGACTCAGAAGAGGAAAGACTTTAACAAATAATTAACAGAGTGGGGCTTGCGAGTTACAAAAATAATTCGTAAGCTTGCACTCAAATTTAAAAACCTTATTATGTCAGATAAAAAGACTGCGGACGAAATTCGTCCTAGAATTAGAGGAGCTCAGAAAGTTAACTTTGAGTTCTTTAACAGCAAGGAAAGCCGTGTACTGGTTATTGGAGACCTACACTGCCCTTTTGACCTAGACAAATACTTCGACCACGTAGTAGACGTCTATGAGCGTTATAACTGTAACAGAGTTGTATTTATCGGAGACGTTATTGACAACCACTACAGTAGCTATCACGAAACAGACGCTAACGGAATGGGTGGAGCTGAGGAGCTAGAGTTAGCTATTCAGAGACTATCTAAGTACTACCAGCGTTTCCCTTATGCAGACGTACTTATCGGTAACCACGACCGTATCATTATGCGTAAGGCTCAGACAAGTGCTGTACCTAGCAAGTGGATTAAGAGCTACCAAGAAGTACTAGAAGTACCAACTTGGAACTTTGTAAACGAGCTAGAAATTGACGGAGTTCTTTATACTCACGGAGAAGGTGGAACTGCCAAGACTAAATGTAGAGCAGACTTACAGTCAACCGTACAAGGACACCTACACACTCAAGCTTACTGCGAGTACTTCGTAGGACGCAATACTAGAATTTTTGGTATGCAAGTAGGCTGTGGAATCGACCACGAAAGCTACGCTATGGCTTACGCTAAGGCTGGAAAGAAACCAGCTATCGGTTGCGGAGTTGTAATCGGTGGACGTACTGGAATTGTAGAACTAGCAGTACTGTAGTTATGGAGTTTTTATTAGCTATAGTAGTTATTGGTATTATAGGGATTACCCTAATAGAAGATTTAAATAAGAAGTAATGAGTAATAGAATTATAACAGACACACGTAAAAATAGAATCGAGTACGGATGGATAAAAGACAGCACCTTAGATTTACACGTAGACTACGAGGATTTAAGCCAGCAAGTGAATGGAGAATCTTCGGATATCGCAGACAAAGCAGCTTTAAGAAAGGGTCAGCCTTTGGCAACTGGAGTACTAGCGTACTTCCCAGATGCTCTAAAGAAGGTCGCAGAGTGCAGCGTGGCTGGACAGAAGCAACACAATGTAGGAGAAGCTTTGTACTGGGACAAAAGCAAGAGCTCAGACAACGCAGACGCTTTGGTGAGACATTTAGCAGACCACTACGTTAACCCTATCGACGACGACGGAACTTTACACCTAGCTAAAGTAGCGTGGAGGGCTCTAGCTACGCTCCAGATTTATTTAGATGGAGAACAAAGAGACGAATCAATAGAAGAATTATTTACTAACGCAAAAGCAAAAAACTAATGGGAATTTTATTAACAGTATCAGTATTTTGGAATTTATTACTAATCTATGACCTTTGGCAAAAGAAGACAGCTCTAGCAGCTTGTGAGAAATGCTGCAAAGAGAACTGCACAGTAAACAAAGGTAGAGGAGGTTCAACTCCAGACGTAATTGAGTACAACCCTAAGAACTATCATAGTAAGAAATGAAAGACTACTTAAACTTTGCTTGGAAACTAGCAGTATTATTTTTCCTAGCACTTATGATACACCAGTGTACAGCAAACACTTTCGTAGCTGTAGCCTACAGATAAGACAGAGCCCCCAAGTGGGGCTTTTCTTTTATCAAATGTTAAAGAAATGTTAAAATCTAAAAAAAGACTTGCATACAAGAAATAAAGTTTCGTATATTTGTACCAAACAAAATTCAAATACAATGCAAGGACTTATTAAAATTTACAAAGCAATCGACGCACAAACAGATTTATTAACCGAAGAGCTTATCGAGACTCCGCTAGATATCGAGAACGTACCTTATTTCGAAATGGAGCAGATAGAGTTAGATGAATATCTTTATAACCTAGAAGTACGATGAAGTTCACAGAAGCAGAGCTAAGGGAAATGTTAAACACCTTAACAGTTCAGAGCGTAAGACTACAAGACGCAATTAACAGTAACCCATTAAGAGAAGAAGAATTTACAAGGAGGCTAAACCTTATTCAAAGTAGCATAGATAAATTAGAAGTTAAACTATTAAACCTTTAAGAATGAAAAAAGTATTATTACTAATTGCAATCGCAACTACACTAACCTCTTGTTACAAGGGTCGCTATGAAGACGCTCTAGAGGAGAACAGAATCCTAACAGAGAACTATCTAGCACTATCAGCAGAGGTTGATATGTTAAGAGTAGAAGTACTACGCCTAGAAGCAGACAACGATGAGCTTAGAGCAATCATCGCAGACCTAGAGTCACGAGTTAATGACCCAGAGACTAAGGCTTACGTAGAGGAGCTTAAAATGGAAATAGAGCGTCAAGCTACTGTCATCTTAGAATTAGAACAGCAAATAGCAGACCAGCTAGATATTAACGACGAGACTATTGACTTACTAGAAGAGTTACTATTGAACGCACAAACTGAGTTCGAAGCTCTTCAAGATGAAATCTTAGTACTAGTAGACCAAGTAGAAGTACTAGAGAATGAGAACGCTACGTTAGAGCAGACAATCCTAGCTCTACAGCAATCAATCGACTCTTATGTAGCTCAGATAGCACAGCTTAATCAAACTATCGCTACAATGGAGCTAGACCTAGAAGATAGAGACAATACTATCGAAGACCTAGAAGAAGCTATTGAGCGTATGCAAGGACAGATAGACAGGCTAGTTAAGCTTATCGAAGACTACCTTAACGGACGTGGCAACGGAAACAATGGCAACGGTAACGGAGGCGGTAACAACGGAAACGGTAACGGTAACGGAGGCAACTAATGAGACTATTAAACGGAGAATCAGTAAACCACAGCGAGACTGTTGAGCGTATGTATAACGACCAGTTCTACTACGTTACTATGGGACTAGACAAATGTCTTTCCTACAGCAGTCTCAAGTGGCTGCTTAAATCGCCTAAGTGGTTTGAGTATAAGAGACGCAATCCAGACCCAGAGACGCAAGCTCTAAGGGATGGTAGACTAGTACACGCTGCAATCCTAGAACCCCTAAAGTATAACAGCTTTGAGTTCGTAGACGTAAGTAGCAAGAATACTAAGAAGTGGAAAGACGCAGTAGTGAAGCACGGTAAGGCTAACACCTACACACTGAAAGAGAAGTATATGAACAGCAGAATTACCTCAGCTTTCTTACAGAATGACAGATGCGTATCTTTCCTACAAAAAGCAGAAGTAGAAGTACCAGCTCTAGTAGACTTTAACGGAATACCAATCAGAGGCAAAGCAGATATCTATAAAGCTGGAGCTTATGTAGCAGATGTTAAGACAACCTCAGACGGGGTGAAAGACAGGGAGCTCAGAGACGGCTCATTCAAAAATGACTTTGCTTGGACTGTAGAGAAGTATGACTATGACCTACAGGCTGCACTCTACTGTCAGCTCTTCAACGTGCCAGACTTCTATTGGTTAGTAATCGACAAGACTACTACAGATATAGGAATCTTTAAAGCAAGTGAGAAGACCTTAGAGCAAGGTATGTTAAAACTAGAAGCAGCCTTACAACTGTACGAGGCTTTCTTCATAGATGAGTTAATTGATTTATCACAATACTACAAAGAAGGCGAAATATGATAATCGACGAGAAAGAACAAGGATACATAGAGGGGATAGTAGCTCTGGCTTATGGGCTACCCCTCGAAGCCTTTAACATTTTGTTAAGAGAACAAGAGAAAGAAGAAGCGTATGAGTTCTGTGCTGGAATGTGCGAGGCTAGCAAGCAGTGGCTTGAATCAGATAGAAAGTTTAATTGTAAAGTAATACTAAGGGATGAGGAATTTGAAGAGGATAACGGCTGGGAGCTATAAGTTAGAAATAATGGGCACGATACAAAAGTGGAGGGCTGAATCAGATAACGAGGAGCTACTCAACTTGAGCCTAAAGATGATAAACCTAATAGGATACATAGCAGCTCTAGAAATGGCTGAGGATGCATTTGACGACGCTATAGACGCAGCTAACGATGAAGCTTTCAAACACAAAGAGGAGAACTGGAAGCTGAGAAGAGAAAACGAAAAACTTAAAGAAAGGTTAAAAGCTTATGAACTATAAAGAGAAAGAAAGAAGACTAGCTAACGCTATACACTTAGCAACTGGTAAGGAAGTAAAACTAATAGAAGATAACTACTGCTCTTACGATGCGATGACAGAGAACGCTATACTAGAGTTTAAAATCAGAGACAAGTACTACGAGGATAAGCTACTAGAAGTAGAGAAGTATGTAAGGAACATAGAGAAGGCTGAGCAGCTAGGTAAGGCTTTCTTATATGTAGTGCAAGACCCTAAAGGTATCTACGTATTCAATGCCTCAGCTCACGGTTCTCAGATTATTAGAAAGGGAGTACACAAAATAAATTGTCCAAAGACTACTGAATTCGAAAATAATGAGTATATTGCGAAGAATTGTTATTTAATACCTAAAGAATTATTAGTAGAATTATGGACTACAGTGAAGCAGTAAGAAGAGTAGAAGAGTACTACCGTACACCTATGGACTGGGTGAGTAGAAAGAGTCAACCGATGCAGCAAAGAGCTGTGCTTATTCATATCCTATTGGACGATGGATATCACGTTACCCAGATAGCAGACTTTCTAGGAGTAAACCGTACTACAGTGATACATCACCGTAAGAGTATGTACTATCCAGAGTTTGTTAAAAGACGTAAAGAAGTGATGACCTCAGACAGCGTCGAGAATACACTAAAGGACTATCAAGATAAAGCAAAGTATCAAATAGTAAAACCTTACCTATCTAGCCTTACTATAGAAGAGGTAAAAGAACTATCTAAGACTATAGAGCTACACCTAAAAGCTAAGCAGTGGAAAACGAAAGACAAGGTAAAAGTATACAACTGCTCTACGGATATATCAGATTTAGTTTTTTAACAAATCATTAACTAAAAAGCCAGCTATGTAACGAGCCTTAAATGGTTTTTAAATAAAGCCCATAACC